GAAGTAGGGGAGGCGATCGTCAAGAGCGTCCTCGCCGGCGTCCCCGTCAGCATCGCCGCCCGCGCCGCCGGAGTCGAGCCCGGCACCGTCCGATCATGGATGACGAGAGGGGCCAGCGGCCAAGCCCGCGACCGGGTGTTCGCCGACTTCGCAGCGGCCATCGCGGACGCACGCGCGAAGGCGGCGGTCTCGAACATCGTCGAGCTGAGGGCCGCGTCGCGGGGCGGGCAGGTGGTCGCCTCGACGACGGAGGTGGTCGAGACCGTCAACGCCGACGGGGAGGTCGTCGAGCGCAGGACGATCACCCGTGAGACCCGCCAGCGGCCGGACTGGCGGGGGAACGCGTTCTGGCTGAGCAGGCAGTACCCCGACGACTTCGGGCAGGTCGAGCGCCACGAGCTGACCGGCAAGGACGGGGGGCCGGTGCTCCTCGGCGGCCTCGGCGAGCTGTATCAGCGGGACCCGAAGGCTCGTGCCCTCGCCCTGCAGCTCGCGGACCGGGCGATCGCCTCGGGTGCCCTCGACGGTGGGGGTGGCGACACGATCGACGGGGAGTGGACGCCCGTCACGTGACGACCCGGGAGCGGGCTCAGCGCATCCCCGCGGCGATCGCCACCCCTCGAGCGTTCATGCACGCCGCCACCGGTGGGCGGCTGAGCGGGAAGCCCCGCCACCTCCGGGTGCTCGACGAGCTGATGATCCGGGCGGCCACCGAGAAAGTGCGGGCCGTGGTCACCATCCCCGTCCGTATGGGGAAGAGCGAGCTGATCTCGGTGCACACCCCCGCGTGGTACGCGGGGACCTTCCCCGACCGGCGGTTCATGCTCGGCGGCCACACGGCGGAGCTGGCGAACGCCTTCGGCGGCCGCGCCCGCGAGCTACTCGAGGTGCACGGGCCGGAGGCGTGGGGCATCACCGTCGCCCGCGGCTCGAGGGCCAAGGGCCGGTGGGACGTCGCCGGCCGAAGCGGCGGGTTCTTCGGGGCCGGTGTCGGCGGCGGCTTCACCGGCCGCGGCGCACACATGCTCGTGATCGACGACCCCCTCAAGAACCGCGAGCAGGCGTTCAGCCCCGAGGCCCGCGACGCTCAGCACGAGTGGCTCAAGAGCACCGCCCTCACCCGCCTCGAGCCGGGCGGCTCCGCCGTGATCGTCATGGCCCGGTGGCACTACGATGACCTCGCCGGAAGGATGGTCGCCGAGGGGTGGGAGGAGATCCGGATTCCGGCGCTGTGTGAGGACCCCGCGACCGACGTCCTCGGCCGCGGCTTCGAGCCCTGCCCGGTGTGCGCGGCGACGGGTGAGCAGGCCGACGGGTCCGCCTGCCACTACTGCGAGGGTGCCCGCGAGGTCGGTGAGGCGCTGTGGCCCGAGCGGATGGATCACCTCGAGCTAGCTCAGCGCAAGCTCGACTCCGGCGGCTACTGGTGGCTCGCCCTCTACCAGCAACGGCCGCCCCGGGAGATCGGCGCTGTGTTCAAGGCGGAGCACTTCAGGTATTACCGCGAGACCGACACGTCGTACGTCCTCGGCGACCCCGAGCGCGGCGGGAAGGTCGTCGGCAAGCACCGGTGCCGCCGCTTCACGTACGCCGACCTGGCGGCGAGCACGAAACAGCGGGCGGACTACACGGTGTTCCTCACCGTCGCCCTCACCCCCGACCGCGAGCTGATCCTCCTCGACGTGGTGCGCCGCCGCGCCGAGGGTGCCGACAAGATCGCCCTCTTGCGGCAGACCTATGAGCGGGTCGACCCCCTCGCGATCAAGGTGGAGGACGCGACCTACGGGCTCGACCTCATCGCCGACGCCCGGCGGGAGGGCTACCCGATCGGGGCGGTGCACGCCGACGCCGACAAGGTGGCCCGCGCCATCCGCGCCGCCGTGCTGTACGAGGGCGGCCGGATCTGGCATCCGCAGGTCGCCCCCCCGTGGCTCGGTGCGTACGAGTCGGAGCTGCTCGAGTTCGACTCGGGGGAGCACGACGATCAGGTCGACACCATCGCGTATGCCGCGACGGATGCGGCGGGCTCGAGGCCCGCGCGCACGACTGCGCCGAAGGGTCGGCTCACCGGCCGGCAGGGCCGCGGACCGATGAGCCGCCGCGTTACGTGACGCCCGGCACCCGCTGTAGGATCGCGCTACACACACAGCCCGAGGGAGAGGACCCGATGGCAGATTTGCTCACACCCGACGACCTCGACTCGATCGACGCCGTGCTCGACGAGGGCCTCGTGGTGCAGGCCGACACGCTCGCCCTACTCGTCGCGACCGCCCGCGCCTATCACGCGAAGATGGGCGACCCGATCGCCGCCCGCGAGCAGGGGAGCGCCGCGCTCGAGCAGGCGGCGATCATGGTCGCCGCCCACTACGAACAGCTCAAGGCCCGCAACCTGCCCGATCAGCTCGTCCACGACCTCGTGGCCGACGTGCACCACGTCCTGATTACCGGGGGTGTGTCGTGACCCTCGATCCGCGGACACTCGCGGAGGCCGCCGCCGAGGCCGCCGTCGCGGCGCACGAGATCAACGCCGCCGTCCACGAGGTCGAGCAGGAGGGCTCCGACGATGACGCGCTGACGATGCGCCGCGACGTGCGCCTGCTCACCGCCGTGTCTCAGGCCCTCGCCGCCTCGAGCGTGGCGCTGCACTCCGCCGAGGGACAGTGGCTCACCTCGAGCGAGGCGCTGCACCCCGCCGAGGGACGGTGGATCACCGAGGAGGCCCTCGACCCCGACGCCCTCGAGCGACTCGCCGAGACCCGGTGCGGCCAGCTCAACGGGAGCTATGCCTGCGCGCTCCCCGACGGGCACGAGGGGCCGCACGTCAGCATCACCCGTTGGTGGGACGGGGGTGGGTCGTGACGCCGAAGGTGGGCGACACCCTGTGGCGGATGCGGTGGGTCGAGGGACCCGACCTCAAACGCACCCCCCGACGCCCCGAGCCGCTCGCGTGCGTGATCTTCGAGGTGGAGCCCCCCGGCAGCGACGGCGTGATCCGCCGCGACCACACGACCGTCAGGTGGGCGGAGGACGTCGGCGGCGGCCGGGAGGTGCGCCGCCATGCCTTCGTCGGCTTGAAGCCCCACGACGTCGCCGCCGAGCACGCCGCCGCCGTCGTCGCGTACCACCCGCCGACGGCGGTGAAGCTGTACGCGACGCCCGCCGGCGCACTCGATCAGGCGCGCCGCGAGGCGGAGGACCGGGCTGAGCGGGCGGCGGCGGACGTCGCTCAGGCCGTCGGCCAGGTCGACGCGATCACGGAAGCCATCGACGCCCTCCCCGGCGAATGCCGCTGCACCGGCGACCGCCACGCCGCGCCGTGTTTCTACGAAGGGACCATCCGTGGATAGCCTCGCCACCGAACGCCCCCACCTTGGCCCGACGGACTTTCGCGAGGTCGCGTCGTTCGAGCGGTTCCTCGCCCTCGGCCGGCGGCCCGGCGACGACGTGCCCGCCGTGTGGCACCCGTACTGCACCGGCACCGGCCCCGCCCCCCCGACGCCGTGGTCCCCCGAGTTCACGGAGGTCGAGTAGTGGACTGGCGCAGCCCCGACGCGGTGGCCCTCGTCATCCTCAGCCTCGGCGCGTTCCGCCTCACCCGGATCATCGGGTGGGACACCCTCGCCGGGCTCGTCCGCCTCCGCGTGTGGGCGACGGGCCGCCGCCTCGAGGATGACGGGTCGGTCACCGTCACCAACCCCCGCCGCCCCGAGTGGCTCGATCAGCTCCTCTCGTGCCCGTGGTGCCTCGGGTGGTGGGTCAGCCTCGCGACCGCGTTCGCGTGGTGGGCGTGGCCGACCGTCACCATCGCCGTCGCCCTCCCCCTCGCGCTGAGCGCGGTCGTGGGGCTCGTCGCGAAGAACCTCGACCCGTGACCCGCGCCGGGGCCTCCCTCGTCACCCTCAGCGTCGGGCTCTTCGCCGTCGCCCTGTGGGCCGGGACCGTGCCGACCCCGATGCCGGTGTGGCGGGCGGTCCTCCTGCTCGCCACCCTCGGCGTCGGGTGGGCGCTGTGGTGCGCCGGGGTGACCTTCCTCGCCCTCGCCCTCGTGCGATGGTGGCAGGAACGGCGGGCGTGGCGATGACCCCCGACCGGTGCCCCGCCTGCAGGCGGCCGTGGGGGGCGACGCGCGGCGAGCGCCAATGGCGGACGCTGACCACCATCCGCAAGATCGACCTCGCCCCAATCGACGAGCCGAAGCCTTGGCTCGTGGAAGCCACCTATCCGAATACGACGCTGCAGGTGTGCGGGGACTGCGCCGCCGCCCTCCCGAAGCGTGACGTCACCCGGCCCGTCTAGGATCTAGACCTTAGAAACCGACACGAGGGAGAGGACCCCGCCGTGTATGACCCCGATGAGCGAGAGGCGATGAGTGCCTACCTCGCGTCCGAGCACTACACCCCGGCACTCGTCGGGGCTGAGATCGAGCGGTGGACGAGCTCAGGCGGCGGCTTCGTCGTCGAGTTCCCCGTCCACGGGGACACGACCGCCGACGTCCACGAGGGCCGCGCCGGGGGCGAGCCGGGCCGCAAGCTCGGCCGCGCCGTCGGCCTCGTCCAGCTCGACGACCTCCTGCCGCGGCTGTGAGGCCCGGGACGGAGGTGTACGACCGGTTCGAGCACGACCCGTGCATATGGTGCTCCGCCGCGCCCGGCGAGCTGCACGCTTACATCACGTGCCCCGGCAACGACGTCGACCGCCGCGTCGCGGAGGCGACCTCGAGGGCGGATCTGCGCGAGGTCGCCCGCCTGCGCGTCGCGTCCGGCCGGACCACCGGCCGCCTCGCCCCCGCCCCCGAGCGGGGGCCGCTGCCCGTCGCCCTCGGCCTCATCGGTGCCGGGCTCCTCGCCGCCTTCCTCCTCGGGTGGTGGCTGGGATGACCCACGCCGGACAGATCGACGACTCCGCCGGCGGGGCGGTCGCGTCCTGCTCGTGCGGGTGGGCCGCCGCGGGCGGTGACCTCACGACCGCCGAGGCGGCGATGCTGCTCGCCGGGCACTACCGTGAGCACCCGCCGGACGTGCCCCGCGACGGCCACATGCGCGGCCCCGGGTCGCCGTCCGCCCTCGTGCTCCGCCGCCTCACCACGCAGGCCCTCGAGCGCAGCACCCGGAGGTGGGGCTCGTGACGATCGACGTCCGCCAGGTCGACGAGCGCGCGATCCGCCTGCGCGTGAGCCTCCGACCCCGCCACGACCTCGCCGACGCCCTCGACTGGCTCAACGGGGAGTGGGCGGCCTCCGGCTACGCCGCCCCCGTCCTCGTCGTGCACGACTGGCTCCGGACCCTCAGCCTCGCCGCCCACACCGCCGAGCAGGCCCTCGAGGCGACTGCCCGCGGACCCGTCGATGACCCGTGGCCCGTTGACCGCTACGCAGGAGCGCGCCCGTGATCTACGTCATCCCCGCCGCCGCCCTCGTCCTCACGTGCGTCGCCGCCGTGTGGTCGCGGTGGACGTCCTCGAGGTGGGGCGGCTAGAACGGCCGCGGCCCCCGGTGGACGGGGGCCGCGTGTCACACCTCGAGGCCGGGGGGTTAGACGATCCGCTCGCCGTCGCGGGTCGCGCCGCCGACGGGGAGGGTGGTGAACCGGACGTTCTCGGGGCCGTTGCCGTAGAAGAGGCCGCTGATCTCGTCCCACGGGGCGACGCCGATCTGGCTGTACTGCGCCGCGTGCTTAGACCACGCGACCTCAAGGATGCGGAGGGCGTGCGCGTCGTCGGTGCCGACCGCCTGGAAAGTGAAGTTCCGGGTCTCAAGGGTGGCGATGGTGATGGTGGGCGTGTCGGTCATCGGGGGCTCCGATCCGGGTCGAGGCGGATGATCGCCTCGGAGGGCTGGCGGTCCTCGTGCACCTGCGCGTCGGCGAGGGCCTCCCCCTCGTACGGGGTCCACATGCCGATCGACCTGCCGCACGAGCAGATCGCGCGGTGCAGGTCGAGGCGGCTCCCGCCGACGTCGTGGCGGTGGAGGATGGTGACCGCGTGCGTCATGCCGTCACCTCCGGGGTGTAGGCGTCGGCGACGTCCATCGGGCCGCCGAGCAGCGGGTCGATCTCCCGGTAGCAGGCGCGGCACACGATGCCGTGCTCGCCACCCTTCGCGGAGGCGTCACAGCACGTCGTGAGCCCGTACTGCAGCCCGTCGCACTGCACGACGAGGTAGCCCTCGTCGCTGAGGCCGACGAAGCGGGGCGACTCGATCCCGAGGTCGGCGTACTCGGGGTCGGCCTCGAGGAGCCGGACGGGGACCGCGACACGGGCACCCGAGGCGAGGGTGACGGTGCGGTGATCGGAAGTGTGGGGCATGTGCGCCTCCTCGGCGTCGGGGTGTGGACACACACTACAGCGGAGGCGTGGGCCGTGTCAACGTGGACACCCGCCACCCCCGCGTGTAGCCTGTATCCACACTAACCCGCTCGGCCAGGAAGAGGACCCACATGACCACGAGCACGAACACCGGCGAGGAGATCGCCGACAAGGTGAAGGCCGCCGGCAAGGCGTGGCGGAAGGCCGCGACCACCGAGCAGCGCCTCCGCGCCGAGCGCGACGAGGCGATCGTCGCCGCCGCGCAGGCGCAGCTCGGCGTCCGCGAGATCGCCCGGCTCGCGCAGGTCGACCCGACGCAGGTGTCGCGGGTGCTGAACCGATGACCCGCGCCGTCATCGCCGCCGCCGCGATCCTCGCCGCCGCGGCGCTCACCTCGAGCGACCGCGCGCAGGCTCAGCAGGCCGTCGGGTTCTACAACCCCGCGACGACGGTCTCGTGCTGGACGCGGACCGGCTCGAGGTTGGTCTGCTATCAGGAGTCGACCGCCACGTGGGCGTGGATCGACACCCGCGGCCGGTCCGGCCGCCAGCGCGGCGCGACGCAGCCCTACCGGCCGCCGTACCGCCTCCGGGTGAACGCCCCCTACGTGACGATGCCCGGCGGCTTCCGGTGCGACGTGACGTACGCGAAGCGCGACGACCGGCCGATCCTCGTGTGCGTCGCCCCCACCCCGGACAAGGCCCTCGGTGCCCTCCGGGATTGGGGGTTCTACTTCGCGACCCGGGGCGCGGCTCACCGCCCCCCCACGGCATGAGCGGCCACCCCGAGGACTTCGGCGATCGGTACACCGACGCTATCCGGGGGAAGGCGAAGAACGCCGCGACCCTCGCCGACCTCGTGGGCCGCCTCGCCCCCGATGAGCCGGTGTTCGTGCTCATCGGCCGGGACCTCCTCGCCCCCCTCGCGATCCAACAGTACGCGGAGGGGGCGCGGCGGGCTGGCCGCGAGGAGTTCGCCGCCGACGTCGAGGCGCGGGGGATCGACTTCCTGCGGTGGCAGGCCGCCAACCGCGGCCGCGTGAAGCTCCCCGACTAGTGCCCTACTCCGTCATATGGACCGGTCCCGGCCCCGCCGACAACGTGGATCACTTCACCGGGGTGAAGGTCACCGACCGCCCCCACGGCAAGGGCCGGTGGGCGGCGGACGCGATCGCCGAGGTGATGGCCGCGAACCCCGACGCTCAGGCGCTCGGGGCCACCCTGCACGTCGCGGGCCTGTGCCTCGGCACGTGGGAGGTAGTGCCCGCACCCTAAGTGCGCGCCCCGCCGGTGAGGTCCCGGACGTGCCCTCCCGGCGGGCGCACGCGCAGTCGAGGCTAGCGGCCCCGCCGGGTGGCGGATACCATCGGCGTCGTTCACGTCGAGCAGGAGGACCCCGGTTATGGGATGCGGCTGTGGTGGATCACGTCGGCCCCGGCCAGCGAGCGCGCCGAAGCCCCCCGCCGACCCCGCCCCACAGGGCGGATAGGTGGCGAGCACTCGTCGCCTCACGGGCCTCGCGCTCGTGGGGCGCTCGAGCCGCCCCGCCGACGAGGGCGGCGCTGACCCGCTGAGGTCCGCCGTGCGTGCCGTGACCGCCGCCGCAACGCGGATGGCGGACCCGGTGGTCAAGGCGACCCCCGCGAAAAAGCCGCGGTGGCAGGAACGGGCGTGGGCGTATTACGACTCCCTCGGCGAGATCCACTATGCCGGCGAGTTCTTCGGTGCCAACCTCGGCCGCGTCCGCCTCCTCGCCCAAAAGCGGACGGCCGATGGCGAGTGGGAAGAGACCACCGACGGACCCGCCGCCGAGCAGCTCGAGCGTATCCGCGGCCCTCGAGGCGACCGGTCTGAGGTGCAGGGTGCGTTCGGCACGACGATGTTCTGCGTCGGGGAGGGCTACCTCGTCGGCACACAGGACCCCGAGGACCCGAGCCGCGAGGTGTGGGAGTTCCTCAGCGCCGACGAGTTCACCGTCAACCCGCGGGAGCGCAAGGCCGAGCGCAAGCGGGAGCCCCACGACAAGCGGAAGGTCACGTATGACCTCGTGACCGACCTCGGCTCAGAGATCAGCGACGGGGAGGCCCTCGCGATCCGCATGTGGGAGCCGCATCCCCGGTGGTCGGACCTGCCGGTGTCGCCGCTCATGGCGGTCCTCGACGCCTGCGAAGAGCTTCGCCTCCTGCCGCGCGCCGTGAGGTCGCGCGCCAGGTCGCGGCTCGCGAGCGCCGGGGTGCTCGTCATCCCCCACGAGATCACCGACGGCGGCGGCCCCTCCCCCGCCGAGGCGCAGGGGATGGACGAGGACCCCGCCGTCGATCCCTTCCTCAGCGACCTGATCGACAACGCCGCGACCGCCATCAACGACGAGGATTCCGCGGCCGCCGCCGTGCCGATCGTCCTCCGCGTCGAGGGTGAGCACGCCGACAAGGTGCAGCACCTCAACTTTGTCGATGCCCGCGTCGCGTACCCCGAGACCGAGCGGGAAATGCACGTCATCCGCCGGATCGCTCAGGGCCTCAACCTCCCCCCCGAGGTGCTCCTCGGGATGGCGGACGCGAATCACTGGTCGGCGTGGCAGATCAGCGAGGCGATGTGGACGCAGCACCTCGAGCCGCTGTGCGTCGCCCTGTGCGCCAACCTCACGTCCGCGATGGTCGTGCCGGTCGCGGGGGTCGAGTACCGCGTGTGGTATGACGACTCGGAGCTAGTCACGAAGCCCGACCGCACGGGCGACGCGAAGGAACTGCACGACCGCCTCGCGATCAGCGACGCCGCCCTCCGCGAAGCGGGCGGGTGGACGGACGAGGACGAGCCCGACGACGAGGAGCGCACCCGTCGCATCGGGGTGCTCCTCAAGGACGCGAAGCTCGCGATCGACGGGGAGGTCACCGAGGCCCCCGCCCCCGTCATCGCCCCGCCGGGTGGTGCTCCGCCGCCGCCGGCAGGCGGCCAGCCCGGCACGACCGACCCCGGGCCGCCCTCCCCGGATGGGGCGACCGCCGGGGCTTTCACCGTCGCCGTCGTGCGCGCCCGGGAGGCGGCGGGGGCGAAGGTGCTCACCCGCCTGCAGCGCAGCAACGGGATGCGTGAGGAGGTCGAGCACCTCGGCCTCCGGGCGCTGCCCCGCGATCAGGTCTGCGCCGTCCTCGGGAGGGAGCGCCTCGAGCGCCTCGGCCTCGAGCCCGCCGACCTCGTGGCAGGCTCGACGACGTGCCTCGTCGCCGCCGGGTACCCCGCCGACCTCGCCGACGAAGCCGAACGGCACGCCGCCGCCCACCTCTTCACGGCGGTGATTCCGCCCCCGTCGTGACCCCCTCCGCCGACGACCTCAACCGGGGGGTCGCGGCGGTGCACGAGGCCCTCGAGCCGCTCGTCGAGCTGCTCGAGCACCCGATCGCCGTCGCCATCCGGGACCTCGCCGCCCGGTGCGCCCGCGACCTCGAGGCGGGCCTCACCGCCGCCGCCGCCCCCGGGTGGGAGGGGCCAGACCCCGAGGCCCTCACCGAACGCCTCCGCCGGCGGCACGACGAGGCGTGGCGCTCCCGCCACGAGGGCCGCGTCGAGCGGGTGCAGGTCGAGGCGATGCGCCGCACCTATGACGCGATGGGGGCCGCGCTCGGCGTCGACCTCACCCTCCGCAACCCCGTCCTCGACGGGCAGGTGCGCCAGCTCCGCAACCGGTCCACCCTCCCCGAGTCGGCGTGGCTCGACGTGAGGGAGTCGCTGCAGCGCAGCGCCGACGCGGGTGACGGCATCCGCGAGGCGTCGCGCCGCCTGCGGACCGACGTCGGCGGAATGTCGGGGTACCGCTCGAGGATGATCGCCCGCACCGAGCTAGTCGGCATCGCCAACCGCGGGTCGATCACCGCCGCCCGCCTCGCCGGGGTCGGCGGCTTCAAAACCTGGCAGGCGACCAACGACGCCCGCACCCGCGCCGCCCATGCCCTCGCCCACGGTCAGACCGTCCCCCTCGACGACACGTTCTCGGTGATGGGCGAGGCGATGGACTACCCGGGGGACCCGATCGGGTCGGCGGCCAACGTGATCCACTGCCGGTGCACCGTCACCTATTCCGACTCCCCCGACGGGACGAACCTGCCGATGGCGGAGCCCGCCGGGGCTGAGCTCGGCCCGGCCCCCGTCGTCGAGGAGGCCCCCGCCGGCAGGGCCGTCGCGGATGCCGTCGAGGTGATGTTCAAGAGCCCCACCCGCCGCGCCGAGGTCGAGGCGAGCCTGCGGAACATCGGGGACCTCATCCGCCTCCCCGACGACGCACCCCCGATCCGCCTCCCGATCCAACAGAAAGGCAAGACCAAGACCCGCGGCGGCGCGTACTGGCAGCGCCGCGGCGGGAGTGGCGCGCTCGAGCCCGAGCGGATCACCCTCAACGATCTGCAGCACGGGGACGGCATCCGGAGGGTGTGGCTCGAGGATCGCGTCGCCCTCGCCCACGAGATCGGCCACCACATCGACCACTGGTACCTGCGCGCAGTCGACGGCCGGGAGTTCCGGGCGGGCCTATCGAGTCGCGACGCGATGCTCGCCGCCCACCGGGGGGTGGACCCCCCCACCGAGTTCGGCCGGGCCTTCGCCGAGGTGTACCGCCGCATCCTCGCCAGCCCCACATGGCGGGAGCTGCTCAAGGTCGAGGGCCAGTTCGGGACCTACCTGCGCTCAGCCGAGGAGCTTTGGGCGCGGGCGTTCTCCCAATGGGTCGGCACCCGATCAGGCGACGAGGCGATGCTCGCCGCGTACCGCGATGCCGTCCGGTACCGGGACTTCGCCACCGACCGGTGGGGGATCGGGATGGACCATTGGACGGATGAGGAGTTCGCCGAGATCGCCGACGCGATCGACGACATGTTCCGGGAGGCGGGGATGCTGAAGTGACCGACCTCGAGCAGCGGCACGAGGTGCTCGCCGCGCCCACCCTCCCCGCCGCCGTCGCGGTGCTCGTCCACGCCGGGTGCCCCGAGTGGCAGGCGTGGCGGATCGCCACCCTCGAGCGCGGCGACCCTGCCGGCGGCGACGTTCTGATCGACGGTGCACCCGTTCGACCCGAGGAAGCCCTGCCCTAGCGGACCAACGGGGGTCGCTGTACCGTGGCGCGTATGGACGACTGGCGCGCGATCCTCGCCGTCGAGGGCTCGCCCACGGGGGACGGCCGGTTCTTCGATCTCGGCGCGTTCACGTGGCGGGACCTCCCGCTGACCCTCATGTATCAGCCCGCGGTGGCGGGCGGACACGACGGGGCGTTCCCGATCGGGTCCATCACGTCGATCATGCGGGTGAGCACCGGCCCCGCGCAGGCCGACCTCATCGGCACCGGCACGTTCGCCGACTCGAGCGACCCCGAGGTGCTCGAGGCTCAGCGGATGATCCGCGAGGGCCACGTCACCGGGGTGTCGGTCGACTTCGCCGCCGACCTCTACCGCGTCGCCCCATTCGAGGAGGGTGTCACCCTCGTCACCGAGGACGGCCGCCCCGTCGGCGGCGACCTGGCGGAGCCCGATGATGCGTGGGTGCAGATCGAGAACGTCGTGAACTTCCGGGTGCAGGCCGCGACGATCCTCGCCGCGACCGTCGTCGCCACCCCCGCGTTCGCCGAGACCACGATCGAGCCGACGGCGATCGCCGCCGGTGCGTACAGCCCCCCGGACGTCCCGCCCGCCGAGTGGTTCCACGACCCGCAGCTCGAGCGGCCCACCCCGCTACGGGTGGACGCGGACGGCCGGATCTTCGGCCACCTCGCCGCGTGGGGCTCGTGCCACATCGGGATGCCGGGGTGCTTCACCCCGCCGCGGTCGGCGACGAACTACAGCCTCTTCCGCCTCGGTGAGATCGCCACGACCGGAGGCCCCGTCGCCGTCGGTCAGATCACCATGAGCACGGGGCACGCCGACCTCACCGCGAGCCTGCACCGCACGCAGGAGCACTATGACGACACGGGCCTCGCGGTCGCCGACGTCGCCGCCGGCGAGGACCCCTACGGGATTTGGGTCGCGGGTGCGATCCGCCCGGGGCTCAGCGTCCACGACGTCGCCGAGCTGAGGGCCGCGAAGCTCAGCGGGGATTGGCGGCGGTACGAGGGGAACCTCGAGCTAGTCGCCGCCCTCGCCGTCAACGTCCCCGGCTACCCGGTGCCGCGCGGCGAGTTCGCCCCCGGCGACTACGAGGACGAGGCGGTGTCCCTCATCGCGGCGGGGGCCGTCCGCGTCGGCTCCCGCCGCGGCACCCTCGAGGGCCGCATCACGCACCTGCGCCTGAACGGCGTCGTCGCGTCGATCGGCACCCCGGATGAGCGGCAGGCCCTCGAGGCCCTCGCCGTCCGCGTGCACGGCCGGGACCTCGCCCGCCTCGGTGAGCGCGCCCACGCCGTCGCGCTCGAGCACCTCGGCCGCCGACTGCACCACGTCGGCGGCCCGGTGGGGGACGACTAGCGCAGGAGCGCCGCGACCCGCGCGAGGTCGTCGGTGTCGCTGAGCGGCATCCCGACGATGCGAGCGCCGAGGTCGGCGTCGCTGAGGTGCGTGAGGCAGATCCCGAGCCTCGCCGCGCACCCGCGGATGAGGTCGGCGACCGTCGGCTCGTCATCATCGGCGAGCCTCGAGTCGGGGACGATGTGGGCGAGGATCACCCGAGGGTCGGTGAACAGCTCCCGGCGGGGGTCGAGGATGCCCGCGTCGAGGGGGCCGGTCACGACTCACCCCGCTCGAGGGCTTCCCGCCGCCCCTCGTGGTGCTCGCAGCGGACCACCCCGTCGTCCCACGGCCGCACGGTGCCCTCACAGGCGTCCCCCTCCTCGACGCACGGCGGGGGAGGGGGCGGGAAGTCTGCCGGGGTGAGCGGTCCGCCCCGCTGCTCGGTGTAGCTCGGCGGCGGGACGAACCCCTCGAGGTCCCGGGCGATCTCGCCGGGGTCCCTCACGACGTCACCCGGTGGCCGACGAGCGGCCGTCGGGCGTCGAGCACCACGACCGGGGGGCGAGCCCCCGGCCGCAGGCCCGACCCGTAGCACGACGGGCAGGCGTCGACCGGCTCCCACAGGGACGGGGCGACCTCCTGCCAGTCGTCACCGGTGCCGTCGCACGTCGGGCACCGGTGCTCGGGGGGGATGGTCTCGGGTGCGTACGCGATCGGCACGTCACTCCCCCTCGATCTCGGCGGCGAGGCCCGCGTCGGTGCGCCCGGCGATGGCGGGGCCGAGGAGGCCGATCTGCGAGCCGCTGAGGGCGACGCGGCCCTCTCGCGCCCACGACTTGACGACGATGGTCGGGCCGTTGATCTCGAGCACCTCGGCGGTCGCGCCGCCGAGCCCGCTCTTCACGGTCATGCCGATCACGACGTAGTGGCCGCGCTCGAGCGCCTCACGGGCGATCGCGAGGCCCCGTTCGTTCCGGGCGGCCTTCACCTTCGGGTCGCGGTGGGCGACGACAAGGGTGTTGTGAACCGCGGCCTTCAGCTCGCGGAGGTCGAGGTCGAGCAGCCCGAGGCCCTCGACGGCGGCGCTCAGGGCCTCCGCCTGCTCGGGGGAGCCCCCGGCGGCGGTGACCATCGAAAGGACGTTCTGGCGCTCGGAGTCGGTCGTGTGAGTGGTGCGTCCCATGTGTGGGTCCTCTCCCGTGTGGGTTGGTCTAGCGGGTGGTGGTGCTGAGGCGGCGGATGAGGGCCTCGAGGCGGGAGATCGCGACCTTCGCGTTCTCGGCGGGCCAGTAGGCACCGTCCGCCTCCGCGGCCGCGAGCACGTGCCGGTGGCGGGTGATGCGCGCCTCGGCGTCCCTGATCTTGCGGGCGGTCTCTTGTGCGGCGGTCTCGGTCATCGCGGGGTCCTCTTCCCTCGTGCTCACCTTGTGGACACACACTACAGTCGGTGCGTGGGCCGTGTCAACGGGTGGGGCGGGTACTCGTCGCGGATGCGTCGGATCTCCTCGGCATAGGCGAGGGTCTCGGGGCTCCGGATCAACTCGAGCAGGATGCGGCGGGTGTGGTGCAGGAATGCGCTCATACCCGAGGTATCGGCCCGCCGGCCGCCGCACTTGACCGCCGGGGGCGCGACCTTGTGGGCCTTCGGGGCCGGTGTTACCTTCGCCGCACGAGGGGGGCCGGGCGGCCGAGTCGCCACCCCCGCCGGGCGTAGTCCGGGGCTGAGCACGACCTGACGAACGAATCCCCCGAACGGAGGGCTACCCCGATGCCGACCGACGACCCCCGTCCGCCCCTCTTCCCCGAGGTTCCGGACGATCTCACCGCGCTGAGCCGCGCCGACCTCGAGGCCCTGGCGGGCCAGATCGCACAGGTGGCGGCCACCATCGCCGACCCGAACGCCGACGGTCGCGCCGAGCTGATCGGTGAGACCCCCCTCGCGGACGTGCTGGCCGCGGCTGACGCCGCCCTCAGCTCCGCCGAGCGGATCGCCGAGCACCTCGGTGCCCTCGACGAGCAGGAGGCCGAGCAGGCCGCCGCCCTCGAGTCCCTCAGCACGCGCGCCGCCGCCCTCACCTCCGAGCCCGCCCCCGAGGCGGACGCCGAGGTCGAGGAGGTCGAGGCCGCGGAGCCGGAGGGTGACGAGCCCGACGAGGCCCCCGCCGAGGTCGAGCAGCCCGAGGCCGAGCAGGTCGAGGAGCCCGTCGCCATCGCCGCGGGCGGATCTGAGCTCGTCGCCGCGATCGCCGACGCGATCCGTCAGGGCACCGCCGCCGCCGCGCCCCGCCGCCGCGCCCGCGTGCCCGCCCGCAACGAAGGCCGCGAGCGCCGGCAGGGTGGCGGCCCCGGTCAGTCCCTCAGCCTCGTCGCGTCCGGCGAGCCGCTCGAGTCGCGTGAGCAGCTCGCGCAGGCCGTGAGCGAGCGCCTGAACGGGTTCGTCGGCCGTCCCGTCTCGAGCGACGAGCGGATCACCGTCGCCCGCCTCTCCACCGAGTACCCGGAGGACCGCCACATCGGCGGCGGCCGGGAGGCGACCGAGGCCGTGCTGAGCCGGGTGTTCAGCCGCGACAACCTCGCCGCCCCGCAGGCCCTCACCGCCGCGGGTGGCATCTGCGCCCCGCCGGTGCCGCTGTACGACGTCGAGACCTTCGCCGTCGATGACCGGCCCGTCGCGGCCGCCCTCCCGAGCTTCAACGCCGAGCGCGGCGGGGTCACGTACCGCCTGCCCTCGACGATGGGCCTCATGACCGGCGCGAACGGTGTCATGACCGCCGACGAGGACGCCGAGTTCATCACCTCCGGCGACGACGAGGGCATGCCCGCCAACGTCAAGTCATGCCTGCGGATCGAGTGCCCGGACCTCGTGACGGCCGAGGTCGAGGCGATCTACCAGTGCCTCACGATCGGCAACTTCGGTGCCCGCACGTGGCCGGAGGACGTCGCCCACAACGTCGACCTGGCGGCCGCCGAGTGGGCGCGCCTCGCCGAGCGGCGGTTCGTGGACGTCATCAAGACCGCCTCGACGGCCGTCACCGACGCCGGGGACGGCGGCGCGTGGCTCAGCCTCGTCGCGACGATCCTGAAGGCCCGCGCCGGGATGATCTCCCGCCACCGGCTCAGCGAGGCCCAGCGGTTCCGGGTCCTCCTGCCCTCGTGGCTCGGCGAGGCCCTGCCGATGGACGGCATCCGCGGCGGCACGATCGGCAACATCGCCGACCTCACCCGCCAGACCGTCGCCGCGTCGCTCGAGCGGTACGGCGTGTCGGTCTCGTGGTACAAGGACGGCGTGACCGGCGGCACCGCCCAGCTCTTCGGGGCGCAGTCCACCGGCGCGATCACCGAGTTCCCGACGTCGGTGCAGTGGGCGTTCTTCCCGGAGGGGTCGTTCTTCGTCCTCGACAACGGGACCCTCGACCTCGGCCTCGTGCGCGACTCGGTGCTCAACAGCACCAACGACTACCAGCTCTTCATGGAGGCCTTCCTGAAGGTCGCGTACCGCGGGATCGAGTCCCTGTGGGTCACGTCCACGGTCTGCTACTCCGGGCAGGTGCAGCAGGCCGGCGAGATCATCGCCTGCGCCGACCCGGCCGCGACCACCTAGACCGGGGGGTAGCTCGTGCCTCCGTCAATGGCAGAGCGGGTCGAGGGCCTACAGCCCTCGGCCCCTCTCCGGGGCCTCCTCTCCGTCGCTCAGACGATCGACGGGGAGGACGCCCCCCGGTGGCTCAACGGCGTCGCGATCGACCCGTACCCGTGCGGGTGCGCGATCGTCACTCCGGGCGTCGCTTGCTTCGATGACCCGGAGCCGCTCGAGGGTGAGGAGGTCACCGCCTCCGACCCCGACGCTGTGCCCCGGTTCGACCCGTTCCTCGTGTACCTCCCCGACTCGTGCTCGACCTTCGGCCTCGGCCCCTACAGCGAGTTCGCGGGGAAGCTCCGGACCGCCTTCGAGGCGGTGCAGGGCTCGGCGATCGAGGGGGAGTTCTGGACCGGCGCTCAGGTGCCGACCAACCCCCACCTCGACGACGGGCTCAGCACCGACGCGGGGCCGCCGGCGGGGATCGTCGAGGGCATCGCTCAGCTCGAGCAGGCGATCGGCCAGTCGTGCCGCGCCGGTGTGATCCACATGCCGGTGGCCGCCGCCGTCGTCGCTTCGGCGTACGGGCTGCTCGAGGCGAACGGGGCGGCCCTCCGCACCGTCGCTATGGGAACCCCCGTCGTCGCCGGGACCGGCTACACGGGCACCGGCCCCGGCGGCGACGCCCCTCCCGAGGGTGCGTCGTGGATCTACGCAACCGGTCCCGTCCGGGTCCGCCTCGGGACGATCGACGTGCCCGACGGCATCGCGCAGGCGATGGCCCGGAGCATCAACCGAGTTGTCGTGCGGGCTCAGCGCCCCGCGGTGGTCGAGTGGGACCGCTGCCTGCACGCCTCTCAGCTCGTGTCGCTGAGCGAGGCCGGGGTGCCGGTCCTCCCGAGCGGCTCGGGGTCCTGACCATGATGACCACCACAGGAGGCACCACGTGAGCGAGTGCGCGGGCTCTATTCACGTCCTCGCGGCCCGTGCGACTCGGCTGCTCGCCGATGGCACGCCCGACGAGGGCAGCACCGGTTCCTACGTGACCGAAAACCCGATGCGGGTCGCGGTCAACCCCGAGATCGAGCAGGGCGAGGACCGGACGCAGAAGAACGGCGCGGACTGCCCGTGCCTGACGTACAAGGTCCCCGACTACGTGAAGCGGTGGAACCTCGAGCTGGACAACTGCAGGCTCGAGCCCGGCCTCTTCGAACTGCTCTTCGGCGCTGAGGTGATCCCCGGCGCGGCCCCCGGGTCGATGATCGGGAATATCCTCCCGTCGGGTGTCGCCAACTGCGACCTCAGCACCCTCGGCGTCGCCTTCGAGTTCTGGACGCGGGCGTGGGACGGGGACCGGCAGAACCCCGGCTTCCCCTACATTCGGTGGGTCCTGCCGAAGAGCATCTGGCAGCTCGGTGACCACGAGTTCAACGCCGAGTTCCTCACGGTGTCGATGACCGGCTTCACCGAGAACAACCCGGGCTTCACCGACCCCTACGGCGATATGCCCGCCGAGTACGACAACGCCGACGGCAAGGTCGCGTGGTTCTACGACACGGCCGTCCCCGAGGGTGACTGCGGGTACGCGGTCCTCGGGTCGGGCTCCTAGCCGAGCCACTGTGGCCGCCCGGATGATTCGGCATCCGGGCGGCTGCACCCCCCTCCCGTGCACGCCGCCGCCCGCGACTACGTGGCCCGCCAGGTCGAGGCCTTCGGCCCGTTCTCGAGCGTCGTCGAGATCGGCTCCCGCGATATCAACGGGGAGGTCCGCGACCTCTTCGGCGACGCCCGCTACGTCGGGCTCGACCTGCACCCCGGCCCGGGGGTGGACTGGCACGGCGACGCCTCGAGGTACCGGCCGCCGGAGCCCGTCGAGTGCGTGGTCTGTTGCGAGGTGCTCGAGCACGCCCCCGCGTGGTCGACGCTCATGCAACGGGCCTTCGAGTGGCTCGCCCCGCGGGGGGTCCTCATCGTCACGACCGCCGGGCCGGGCCGCCGGCCGCACAGCGCGATCGACGGCGGGTGGACGCTGCACCGCGGCGAGCACTACGCGAACATCGACGCGACCCACCTCGCCCGCGTCCTCCGCGCGGCGGGCTTCCCCGTCGTCACGACCTCGAGCGCGGGCCGCGACACCCGCGCGGTGGCGGTGAAGGGGTGAGGCTCGCCGTCCTCGTCCCCGTCCTCGCCCGCCCCCACCGGGTGCAGCCGCTCGTCGAGGCCTTCCGGCGCACCACGTCCCTGCCTCACCGCGTCATCTTCATCGCCGACGCGGGTGATGATGAGGAGATCCGGGCGGTGCAGGACTGCTCGGGGGCGGACCTCATCGTCGTGCAGGCGGGCACGTCGTACGCCCGCAAGATCAATGTCGGGGTGCAGGCGACCGATGAGGCCCTGATCTTCACGGGGGCCGACGACCTCGAGCCGCACCCCGGGTGGCTCACCGCCGCCCTCGCCCGAATGGGCGGGCCGGTGCAGGTCGTCGGCGTGAACGACCTCGGCACCGCCCGGGTGCGGGAGGGCCGCCACGCGACGAGCTTCCTCGTGGACCGCCGCTACGTGCAGGCCGGGACGATCGACGAGCCGGGGGTGCTCATGCACCCGGGCTACCGCCACAACTACCCCGACGACGAGCTCGCCGAGACCGCCCGCCTGCGCGGGGCGATCGCCTTCGCCACCGACGCGATCGTCGAGCACCTGCACCCCCACTTCGGGAACGCCCCCGACGACGCGACGTACCGCCTCGGCCGGGAGTCGTTCAAGGCGGACGGGCGGCTCTTCCGCTCGAGGCGGTCGCTGTGGCAGGCGTGATGGTCGTGATCCCGTGGCGGGAGGACCGCCTCGAGCAGCCCGAGCGCGAGGCGGCGATCGCGTGGGTTGGCCGCCAGCTCGCCGCCGCCGGGTACCCGGTCCACATCGCGACGCGGGAAGAGTCCCCCGCCGAGTGGTCCAAGGCGGCGGCGATCGCCTTCGCCTCCTCGGTGGTCGGCACCGAGGGGATCGTCGTCGTCACCGATGCCGACGTGTGGAGTCCCGGGCTCCCACAGGCGATCGCCGCGGTGCGCGCCGGGTACCCGTGGGCGATGCCCCACATGCGGGTGCACCGCCTCACCCCCGAGGCGACGCAGGCGGTGCTCGAGGGCGACACCCCCAACGAAGCGATGCCGTGCGTGAAGAGGCCGTATCGCGGGGTCTGCGGCGGCGGGATCGTGGTCATGCCGGCGGCGACGCTGGCCGAGGTCCCGCCCGACGTGCGGTTCCGGGGGTGGGGCTCCGAGGACCGGGCGTGGTGCGACGCCCTCCGAGCCCTCGCCGGGCAGGAGTGGCGGCAGACCCGCGCCCCCCTCTTCCACCTGTGGCACCCGCCGTACACCGACGGGGTGGGCGCTCACATCACGAGCCCCGAGAACGCCCGCCTCGCCGCCGAGTACCGCAGGCACCGCCACGACGGGAACCGGGTGCGACTCATGGTCGAGGCCTCGAGGGGGCAGGCGTGATCGACGCGACCGCGAAGCTCGAGCACTACGTCGATCACCTCGCCCCCGTGTGGCGGGAGATCCCCCTCGAGCGGCGCGGCGAGTTCTTCGTGCCGCCGCTCCTGGCGGACCACGCCCGATCGCTCGGCGTCAACCCGAGCGTGTACGAGGGGGACGGGGTGCCGTGGCGGAGCCCCGGCGACGCCCCGATCCTCGTCGCCGCGACACAGGACGTCCGCCGAGCCCGCCCCGCTGGCCGCCCGATCGCGTACCTCGGCCACGGCATCGGGCAGTCGTTCATCGCCCCCGACGGCCGCCGCCGCAAGGGGTACAGCGGCGGCCCCGGCTTCGAGGACGTCGCCCTCTTCCTCGCCGTCAACGAACGGCACGCCGCGCTGTGGCGCGCGGCCTACCCCTCCGCGCGTGTCGAGGTCGTCGGCACGCCGAAGCTCGGGGGCCGTTCTCGGGAGGGCGGCCCCCGGGGCACCCTCGTCGTCGCATCCTTCCACTGGCGCGCGCAGATCGGGGTCCCCGAGGCGGGTACCGCGTGGGACTACTGGCGGCCCCACCTCCGCAAGCTCCGCGGCCGGTACCGCCTCGCCCTGCACTGCCACCCCCGCATCCGCGACAAGGTGCGCCTCGAGGCCGCCAACCTCGGCGTCGAGTTCATCCCCACCTTCGATGAGGTGCTCGACCGCGCCGCCGTCTATCTGAACGACGCCTCCTCGACGCTGTGGGAGTTCGCCGCCTTCGGGGGGCCGGTGGTCGTGCTCAACGATCCGCGCTTCCGCCGGCACGTCGAGCACGGGCTCCGGTTTTGGGACTGCGCCGACGTCGGCCCCAACGCCGACCACCCCCCCGACCTCATCCCCGCCGTCGACCTCGCCCTCGAGGACCCACCCCGCATCGCAGCTCGACGCCGCGCGATCAGCGCGGAGCTGTACCCGTACGACGATCCCGCAACTCGCGCGAAGGTGGCTATCCTGAGTGCCGCCCCCGCCGTCACCACAGGAGGACCCCGTGCCGCGATACCGCATCCGGCTTGAGGACCCAAACTCCGAGCACTTTCGGCTCGTGACCACGCACGCCGACTCGGAAGCCGCGGCCCTCGCCAACGCACTACGGAACGAGCAGAAGGCGGTCGGGTACGCCCTCCCGCCCGACGAGCTGGCCGCGATCGAGGCGAAGGACGCCGCCGACCGGATCGGCCGCGAGCGGGGGAACCTGTTCATGCACCGCCAGACCGAGGCGTTCAAGGTCGTCAGCGTGCAGGAGGGGACCGGCAAGCCCGCGACGGTCACGAAGGAACGGCTCGCCGACGCGCACGCCGTCCTCGCCGAGCGGCAGGCCGGGCTCGAGCAGCGCCAGACCGAGGCCCGCCAGCAGGCCGCCGACGAGTCCGCCGACGGCGGGGAGGGCTGAGGAGTGACGATCACCATCGAAAACCCGAGTGCCGCACTCGCCTTCGAGGGGCGATCGCTCCTCGAGATCGTCGAGGCGATGTGGGACGGCCGCGAGCTGCCCCTGCCGATGGCGGGTGGCGCGATCACCCCCCGGTGGATGGGTCCCGGCCTCCTGTACCTCCTCGACAACCCGGCGGACCTCGAGACCGTCACGCTCAAGCTCGCGCTCGCGACCTCGAGCTTCACCCCCAACATCGACACGACCGACTTCCGCGACGACTTCACCGCGAACGAGCTGAGCAACGCCTCCGGGTACACGACCGGCGGTGTCACCCTCACGGGTGTCACATGGTCATACGACTCGGCCAGCGATCAGGTGCGGATCGACTTCGACGACCCGTCGTGGACGTTCTCGGCCACCCGCACGTGGCGCTACGGACCCCTCTACATCGACACCGGCGGGGCTGACTCCACCGACCCCGTGATCGGGTACCTCGATTGGGGGACCGATCAGACCGTGAGCACCCCGTACACGCTCACGATCGACCCGGCGGGCCTCCTCTACATCGACATCACGTAGGCCCTCGTCATGGCCTACATCGACGGGAGCACTTCCAAGAGCGGGGCGACGCTCGAGGCTGAGGGCCGTACCTACGCCGACGCCGCGGCCGCCGCCAGCCTCACGGCCGCCGTGAAGAACACGGGCGGCGGCCGCGAGGTGTACCGGACGGTCGCCTCCGCCTCCGGCTCGCAGACCGTCGACCTGGCGCTCGGGAATGAGCACCGGTGGACCCTCACCGGCGACGTGACCACGGTGACGCTGACGGGGGCGACGAACGGGGTGGTCTGCACCGTCGTGCTCGCGCTCACGCAGGGCGGCAGCGGCGGCTACAACGTGACGTGGCCGTCGTCGATCGCGTGGCCGAACAGCGCGAAGCCGCACCTCATCGGGACCCCCGTCGGCTCGACGGACTACGTGACCCTCATCACGTACGACGGCGGGACCACGTGGTACGGGTCGCACACGACGACCGTCACCGCTGAGATCGCGGGCCAGACGTGGATCAGGCCCACCCTGCTCGAGCCCTTCGCGCAGGAGCTTGCGAACGCGCTGAACACGGCCAACGGGGCGAATCAGCGCCTCGCGATGGTGCTCTTCCGGGCACCCCGCACGTTCACCGCGTCGAAGTTCGTCGTCCCCGGCGGCGGCACCGCCCCGACCGCGCCGACTCAGATCCGGTTCTCACTCCACACTGTGCCCGAGTCGTACGCCTCAGCGGGCACCGGCAATGCAACCCTCGTCGCGAATAGCGCGAATGTGGCATCGACGGGGGCCGACCGCTACGCCGCGGGCACCGGCACCCTCGCCGCGTCGAACGGTCCCTTCGGTGGGACCACATTCGACGAATACGTGATGGCGTTCTCGACGGACAACTCGATGCCGACGAGCTACGAGCTCATCGCCGGGCGCATGTACGCCTTCGGTTTCTACTTCCTCGGGACGACCGCCCCGACCCTTCACACGATGCAGATCCTCAACAAGAGCATCAACAAGAGGTGGCCCCCGGCCCGGTCGATGCAGTTCGACAGTCAGGCGTCCTTCCCGACGGGCGCGCTCAACCTCGCGAGCGGGGCGACGGTCTCGACCGCGATGTGGCTCGCCCTCGGCGCATGAGCCGCACCACGGGCACGGGCATCCGCTCGAGGGGGAAGCGCAAGCCGGGCTCGACGCCCACCCCCACCCCGATCACTCCGCCGGCGGAGGGGCGGATCTTCACGGGGGCGCTCATCCGCGGCGAGACCTACGGGTTCAAGCCGAGCCCCCCGGCCCCCGCCTCGACCCCGTATCAGGATTCGCCGTGGGACCCCGACACGTCGGACCTCTTCGAACTGCACGCCGGTAAGGGGATCTCGATCATTCACTACGGTGCCCCGTGGCGGAGTGGCGGGGTGATGCAGTCGTTCTTCACCGGCCCCGCGAACCTGTGCCTTGCGAACGGGAGCTACCCGCTCCTCGATTGGTCGCCGTGGGAGGTGTCGCCCTCCGAGGTGTATCCGTTCACGATGGCGGCGATCGCCGCCGGGACGCACGACTCGTATATCACCACGTACGCGCAGGCGGTCGGGGCATGGAATAAGCCGCTGTTCCTCCGCCCGATGTGGGAAATGAACGGGACGTGGTTCGAGGGGTGGAGCCCGAGCGCGAGCGGCGGCCCGTCGGCCGCCAACTTCGTATCGGCGTGGCAGAAGATCGTCGGCATCTTCCGGACCCACGCGCCGAAGGCGACGTTCGTGTGGTGCCCCAATGTCATCGACAATCAGGCGGGGACGACTGTGTACCCGCTCACGGGCCTGTGGCCCGGCGCGTCGTACGTCGATTGGGTCGGGATCGACGGGTATGCGTGGGGCAGCGACAACCTCAACAAGAGCTTCACGAGCACGTTCTCGAATAGCTACAGCGCGATCACCGCGCTGAGCGGTGCCTCGAGCCTGCCGATGATGCTCGGCGAGTGGGGGTGTGACGACTCGGCGACGGTGGTCGGCGGCTCAAAGTCAGCGTGGCTCACCGACGCCCTCAGCGTCCTGGCGGCGGGTGTGACCTTCCCGAATATCCGGGCGGCGGTGTACTTCAATCGCAACGTCGAGGGTCAGAACTGGTGCATTGAGAACGGGTCGGGGGCGCAGGCGGCCTACGCCGCGGGGATGGCGAACGCGCGCTTCGCCTCAGCCGAGTACGGGGGAGCGACGACGGGGCCGATCACGGCCCCCGCGTGATCCGGTGTGGCGACCCTCGTCCACATCGACGGGTTTGAGCACGGGGTACTAAGCGCCGCAGCGATCACCTCGGGCGTCAGCACCGTCCGGCTCTACAACTCCGTCCTCCTGCCGAACGCCGGTCTCACGATCGGGTCGGCGACGCCGCGCATCGCTGGCGGCCGGTACCTCATCGCCGACTCCCTCGGCTCCGCGCGCGCCCCCGAAGTGATCTACGGGACGGAGCACTTCGGCACGACGCAGCGCCTCGTCGGCCGGTTCTGGATCTACCTCGATGACTGGTCGGCGGCCAACGGGAATACGCTCGTGTATGCGAGCTACGGGTCGGGCGGCCCGATCATCATCCGCGGCGAGCAGTCGGGCGGGGGGAACCGCCTGCAGGTGTCGGTCGGCGGGGTGCTGCAGCAGACCTCGGGGCAGAACCTCAGCGTCGATACGTGGTACCCGATCGACCTCGAGCTAGTGACCACGGGCACCACGTGGACGGTGAACTGGCGGGTGAACGACGTCGCGCAGACCGCCGCGAGCGTCGGTGGTAAGAGCGCACAGAACCTCGTGACCTTCGAGCTTGGCACCATGTCATCGGTGACGGGGTGGCGGGCGTACTTCGACGACCTGCAGCTCAGCGTCACCAACGGCGACTACCCCCTGCCCGACGCGCAGATCGTCGGGGCGAATCCCGACGGGGTGGGGACCCACGACCTCACGAGCGGCAATGCCACGTTCTCGTGGTCCGACAATAGCTTTACGGCATCGACTAACTTCACCGGCACGACCGACTCCGCGGCGGTGTCCCGCCTCGACGAGTTCCCCGCCGCCGGCACCGGCGCGCTGACCGACACGACGTTCCTCCGTCAGACCGCCAACTCGAGCATCACGAGCCTCCTGCCGACCACGAACTACGCCGAGTTCACCTATGGGGACGGGGGGATCTCACAGGTGCCGATTGCGGTCCGCCACATCGCCGCGGTGCGCGCGGCGACGACGACGGCGGCGCAGGTCGGCGTCGCGCTGAACGAGTCGGGCTCGAGCACGGTCGCGAGCCTCGCCGGTGACCCGTCAGAGACCACCCTCGTGTATTGGGCGCGGACCCACGCGACGAAGCCGAGCGGCGGCGCGTGGACGCTCGCCGCCCTGCAGAACCTCCGCGGCCGCGTGTTCTCGAGCGACACCAACCCGAACCCGTGGGTCGCGGCGCTCATGCTCGAGATCTGCGTCCCCGTCGTCACGAGCGTCACCGACAACGCGAGCACCGGTGGCGGGGTGGGGGCTGGCACCGCCCCCGGTGTGCGCGTCGCCGTCGCCACCGGCGGGGCCGTGGGGGCGGGCTCGAGTCCGGTGGTGCGTGCGG